CCTGCCCCAGTTTGGATAACATAAGCAAATTCTTCGCCAGCGTATGTTCCATGAGCAAACGTAAAAGCTCCGACAGAAGCTGCTGATGTGTTATCTACTAGAGTGGTAGAATGTATGTATTCTTCTACTACGTGGCTTCCAGAACTTTTAGCTCTTTGTAAGCTATTTGAAATAAGTTCTACGTCACTTGCAGTATTGTCTGTAATATGTCCTGTTCCATCAGTTACAGGAACTCGGTTTGCGTTTTGAGCCGCCAATTTAGAATAAGCAATAGCTGCAGAAGAACTAACTTGAGTATTAGTGATACCACCAGATTTAACTTCGATAGCGTTACCAGAAATATCAATAGTGCTGTTATCTACATTTACTCCAATGCCGCTCGCACCAGTTGTAATAGCTCGTGCGCCGTCTAGTTTAACTCCTAGAGCGTTTGAAGAAATTTGTAGAGTTGGGTTACTTGCTTCTAGTTGGTTTTTCAAACCTGAACCAGAAGAAATAATGTTACCTGTAGTTGCGCCAGTATCTAGCTTAACTGCTACTTGATTAGAAGTAATCTGAGTAGTGGAACCGTCCGTTTGGACCTTAATACCGCTACCGCTAGTCGTAATAGCACCAGCAGGATCTTCTTGAACTACAAGGCTACCTGGAGTAGCTAACAACGAGGCGTCACCTGGAGCAACGTTTACGTTATTGCCACTAGTAGTCAAACCATTATTAAAATTGTAAACAATTCCTGTTGCCCAATTTGTATAGGCAATATTTGTTGTGCCTACAGTAATACTAGTTGCTGTTTGTCTATAAGCATACCCAGCTTGAGTGGAGGCTTCAGCGCCTACTTGAACTGCTTCGCCAGTAAGCTCTACGGCAGTATTTGAGTCTGTAGCTCTTGTCAAAATATAAGGAGTTCCAGCGTCGCCAACTTGAGTCAACGTATAAATACCGTTGTAAGCAGCATTACCTGAAATCTCATTTTTAACTAACAATCGGTCGCCAAAAATCAATGTTACGCCATCTTGTGCCGTAAGAGCGCCGTTACTACTGCCAGTTAAAGTTGCTCCAACTCCAGAACTTCCGTTATCATATGTATAAGAAGGAAGTTGAGTAGTGGTGGCTGATCGGACAACTGTTTTCCAAGAAAGAGAGGCTAACAATGATTGCGCCTGACTTAATGGAATAGCGTCTTGAGGGTTAACAGCGTCACCTAAATTGGTGAGCCTATTTCCTCCCATAGATTGGTTGCCTGAAAAATCAACTGCTCCGCTAGCAAGAATTGTTCCCAGCATTGCGTTGACTTGAGAAACTGTCAAGTCAAGAGGGGCAGCAGGACTTCCAGTGTTGTTACCTTTTAGGGTATTAGCCGCCATATTAGCTAATTTAGCGTTAGTTACTGCTGCTGATTTAATAGTCAAAGCAGTAGAGCTATTAGCTGTTACGTCCCCTGTGGAAGTAGTATCAACTGCAACCGACTGGTTGGAGCCGTTACCTACAATAATATTTTGACTGTTTAATGATTGCCCAGTCAAACTTCCTGTGCCAGTAGCCATGTTTGTCCAAGCGCCGTTGGCGTAAACTCGGAAAAAATTGCTAGTAGTATTGTAATAAATCTCTCCATTATAGCCAGTAGCAGGGTCGGAGCTAAAACTACCAACTACTATAGGATTACTAAGTTTAAGTTCATTAGCCATTTTAAGACTCCATTAATTCATCAAACTTCTGTAGGAATATCTAAATATTCCTGTTTGGCCAGTATTAGTAGACATATATCGAGCTACAACGTTACTTCCACTGAGGTTGCCGAATATGGAAACCCCAGTATCTGCGTTATTAGCGTTATCAACTTCAAAACTCAATGTAGTACCGTCAGTAGTTATAAAAATCCTACCTACTTCTGCAGTGGTACTCCTCATTATAGAATACTCAACTACGTAAGATTTAATACTAGAAATATCTAGAGTAAAAAGAGTAGCTGGGCTATTCTGGTCATTCAATATAACAATATCAGTGCTCAAGGGAGGTTGAATAAAATAGTCAACATTTGGAAACAATGGCATATTTATACCCTCTTTATAATTTCAATTGAAAGAGCAGTACTTTGCAAGTTGCTGCTAAATTGAATCTGAGTAGCACTGACTTCTGTATAATATCCATCCAAAGTCACTCCTGAAACGAATCTGGGAGTTCTTTGTCCATTTACATATACATCCAAATCTCCAACAGTAGTGCCTGCATTTCTGTTAACTACATAAGAAAATGTTAGAGTGACGTTAGTTTTACTTAAGATATTAAATGTTGGATTACAATTCAAAGGTGTGCCAGAGTTATCTGACATAACGAATGCTGCATTACTAATGGTACCTGGGATTCCAGGACTATACGAAGGTAGTCCTGTAGGGCCTCCTCCAGTATCAGACCAACGTTTAACTGTATACTTCATACTGGCAGAAGAACCAGTACTAGTAGTTGTATAATTCAATTGTACGTTAGATCCACTTATTGCAGCAGTAAAAGATACTCCAAGAGTACCTGAACTAGTTCCACCTAAACCTACATACGCACTAGTATGATCGTTAGTTATCCACAATGTTCCTACTTCTTTTAAACCTCCACGGCTTAAAGAGTAATCTACAAGAATATTCTCACTACCTGTGTAATCTACGCTAAAAATTGTACCAGACGAGTTATCGCTAAGACTTGAGTTCTGTATGGAACTTAATTCCCAAAAATCCGTTCCATTAAAATAACGTACAGGATTATTGATTTGAAAAGTAGTTCCATTAAACTCAGCTAGTTGATTAGCGAACTGAGTTCCAGCAGAAAAGATAATTAAATCTCCTGCTGTTGGTGTTGTATTGCCTCCAAAAATGCCAATAGGGGACCAAACTAGCGAAGTTCCAACTCCACTTACCTTATATACTTCGTTGTTTCCAGAAGCTAGATTACTAAATAATACTAGATCTCCGTTCGCTACTGATACTCCATCAATTGTGGCCGATGTTCCAGTAGGCAAAGTGGTGTCTACTGCATCGTACAATCTAGCTTTAACCACTCCAGAAGGAGCAGGAACTCCTAGTTTACCAGATTGGCCAGGAGCTAAAGTCATAATATCGGCAACTAAAACAACAGAGCCGACTCTGCTAGCAAGTACATAAGTATTTGCGCCAGTTATGTATGAGGCTGAAGCATAAGAATCTAAATAAATTGTTGCAGAACCGGAACTAGAAACCGATGTAGCAAGAGTAAGAGTTTTATTTACGTCATCAATAGCTATAATTTCAGCCGATTGCGAACCAATTACAAAGATGTTTCCTTTAGAAACTGAAGCTAGACTTGGACTACCACTTAAAGAAATGGAAGTTCCAGTAGTAGTGCTAGTTACAGATAGAGATCCCTTCAAAATACTTGAAGGAGTATCTAAATCCATTTCATAAACTAAGAATCCACCATCTACTAGATAACCAGAGCCAGCAGCTATGGTTTGAGTAGAAAAGGAAGGTCCAATCAACTCAACCGCAGCGTCCCAACTAAGAGTTCCACCATCAATAGCTAAGCTAAAGTTAGCGGCACTTATAGTATTTAAAGTGAAGCGATCATTTACCAATTTCTGATAAAAATCTTCTTCATTAATAGAATTTCTTAAATCTGTTACTACAGAATCATGAACAAAATGATTTGAACTGTCCCAAACAACCTTAGCAATTGGCCAGTGCATTTGACCTTGAGGCGTGCCGTTTACGTCATCTGTAACGTATACGTCCCTCTTAATCAAAATATAGGGTCTAGTGTTTATAATTTCAGGAATAGGTTGAGTATATTCTTGGTCAATCCGAATAATCAGTTGAGTATTTACTACGTCATTAAAAATAGCGTTTACGTAAAAAACTGAACCGTTACTGTCAATCAAAAACCCATTTGAAAAGGCTTGTTGAGCCGTTGAACCGTTTGGTAGAGGATTTCCACCACCAAGGCCAGGGTTATTTCTGACAGTCAATTCTACAGAACGTCCGTCAATTCCTTCAGAACCACTGATAATATTAGTGGCAATTAGTTCTCCGTTACCTGCAGCAACAGGAGTAACTGTAACTCTATTTGAATAATTAGGAGAAGCAAATCCTCCTGCTGATGGAAAGTTTGTTGGACTTCCAGCAGTACTATTCTCGTCCGTATAAGGAATTGGAGATTCTGATTGTAGAGCGTCTGGAACAATGTTTAGCCTAAAATGTAGGCGAATCTTTTGACCAGTATCTTCGGTAATGTTTACGTTCTTCAAAAACGGATCTTGTACGTCCGTAATCAATTCCTCAGAGGCAGTAATGACTAGCCTATAAGTATTGGATGGAGTAGTAGCTGCGTTATTGAACGTAATTACTTTACCGTTACCTGAACTATCGTCTGTTGCTGTCACTCCTACAGGCACTGTGCCTAAAGAAAGTGTAGCTCCAGAAACTAGTTCGTCTTTGCCATACCTGAAAATAAAAGGTAAACCTTTAAGCCAGGCTTCGCCAGGAGCGATCAAAAGTTGAGTAGTACTAAGTCTACTAACTTTCCAAGCGTTTTCAATAGCTACGTCACCAATAGCATTCTTGGTCATAGTTCGTAGCAAATCTATAAGCTCTAACTCAATGTCAGAAGCCTCGGACGCTAGAAGGTATTTTCCTTCAACGAACTTTGAGCGTAGATACCGTGTTGCTCTAAATGTATTAAACCTTAACATTTTCTACCCTCTTATGAAATAGTGAACAAGAACCCTGGACGGGTGCCAAAGGGGATGTAAACTGGCAACAACTTATTTAATATAACAAATCGGTTAGTGTTCAAAGGAGAGAGCACAGCGTATTTACCACCAGGCACCCTATTATTAATTACTCCTTGAACAGTCACAGTTGTAGCTGTGTTGCCTACGATTTGGTATATATCATTCACTTCGTCTGTATTTGGAATTAGAAAATTACCTTTTAAACTATCTACTGCTCCAAAGTTTTGGCTTGAATCAGTCATGGTAGTGGTACCGTTGGATATACTAAATCCAGTGCTAGTTCCTATAAACAGAGCTATGTTTGGAAGGGTTACTACGAACTCTCTAAAGGTAAAGAATCCTGGAATGACTACGCCTGGAAGAGATTTAGCAAATCTACCTCCAGCAGTAAAAGGATTTGTATTTGTCATTCTAGTGTTAAGATTACCTAAATTGGGATCAAAGAATCTTAGTGCCGCAACGTTGGGCAAAAAGTCCTGAATGCTACCAGAGAAATCTCCAGTGCCGTTTGTAACGTCCCAAGTAGTAATGACTCTGATAAATCGAGCTATACCCTCTTTACTTCCCTTCAATTTCCAACAACCAATAAGCTCTCTAGCTATTCTACGTAGAGTGTCTGCTCCTATTGTATAACCAACTGAAGGTAATCCAGTCTGTTCTGACAAAGGAAGTACAGCCGTTACTAAGGCTTTATCTGATGATTGTAAAGTGTAGGTATCAATGTAAGCGTGCAACTCATTAAAGAAATTGCCGAATACTGCCATAATATCTTGTAAATCCTCAGTACTATCTAGTTCTCTTTGTAGAGAAGGCCATAAGCCATACAAGATACCTGAGAAATCTCTATTCTGTGCGCTGATTGCATAAGCCTGTGTTGAGACTCCGCTATCAACCTGAGCAAACTGGGCTTGCGCCACATTAGCTCCAGTAGGAATGGTGAATACTGTGTAATAATAAAAAGTATTGTCTAACAATGCACTTCCAACTCTGTTGGCCGCTTCTACATCAGTAAGAAACGTATCAATATAAGGAAGTGGCTGACTATTAAAATAGCTAGTCAGCATTGACATTCCTACTCCAAGTACAGGAGTAGAAGATTGAAAGAAATATACAGTATCAGCAGTATTGCTTTTTACTATAAATCTAGTTCCGTTGCCGTCCTTGAAAATCAAATTAACAAGTTCGTCTGGAACAAAAGTTTTTACTAAAAGTGATCCTCCAGTAGAAATTACTAAATTTTGAATGAATCCTGGTCCAACTATAGTTCTAATGTCTAATTCATAGTTTTCTTGGATTCTGTCAGTAGTTCCAAAATCTGGAAGTACAACATAAACTCCATTAGCTGGACTACCACTCAAAGTTAAAGAGGTAGCCGTATTGGAGACGATTTTCCAAACCTGACTTTGCGAATCTCTTACGAACCGTCCGTTTAGTGGAGGAGCCGTAGGAAAAGTAGCTGAAGTATCCGTTAGGACGTTCCCTAACACTGAAATAGTGCCAGTATTCAGTCCAACTATAGTACTGCCTCTAAAAATCTCTATAGGTCTACTATCCGTAGCTCTGTTTGGAAAAGCTGGATTGAAGAGTTCTACAGGATAATGAGAGATAGTTCTTGTAACAACCAACTGGTCAGTTGTATTGTTAAATCCTACTGGTGCTGCCCAATTCAAGCCAATTTGATTTGAGCCTGAAACAGAAGCTGTAAAATTAGTCGCAAGAGCCATATTAATCTACTCCACCAAATATTTGTATATTGATGTCGCTTGTAGTGATCTGTGGAATTTCCATAGCCCTCAAGTTAACAATATCGTCAACGTATGGAGAACTTCGGAACACAAAATTATCAACTGGTCTATTTGGAACGCTAGCAACAGTACCTTTAGCTAATGCGTTAGCATCAGCAGCAAAAGTATCTGATCCTGCGGACAAACCTACAATTAAAGAAATCTCATTGTTATCGTCGTAATACCTAGCGCTAAGAGTAGCTCCGAGGCCTACAACAGGAGTAAGATTACTATCCACTGTGACGCTCTTAGTTCCTTCAACAACAAAAATTGCTGTCTGTTGAGAACCAGAAGGATGTGGGCCTAATGTAGAATTTGACCAAGAAGTTCCGTCATATCTGGAAAATTCTCCTCCAGCATATGTAGGTCCTCCAGTATTTAAACCAATTTCAACCAAGTCAAACACATAAATAGCTCCCATATCTGATGAAGAGGGGACGCTAGTATTTACAGATTGACCTGAAGGAATAGTGATGTTATTTCCTACAGCATCAACAGCTAGGACTTTGAAATAAGATCCGCCGCTGTCTTTAAAATAATTTCCAGGCTTAACAGTTGATAGATTCACAGCCGAAGCATATTGAACTAAACCGTTAACTGCGTTATAAGAAAACCCAATCAAGCCTGTATTAGTAAAGGCTGCGGTTCCATTATCTTCAGCCGCATTATAAGCCGCATCTCCATTTATTACCATATGGTATTGAGTGCTTGCGCTTAAAGTGGGTGGAGTAGTGAAACTAAACAACACCTGGCTAAAAACATCTGGAGCGAATGAAGTTACTGAAATAGGGGTAGAAACCGCTACCACAGAACTTAGATTTGGTAATCCTCCGCTGTCATTTACTATCTTTAAAGTTAAATTACCTAAAATATTACCTTTAGGTTGTAATTGAACCCCAACTACAGCGTACATATCTGTAGTTCCTACTTGGAAACCTTGTGCAATTTGTTGTCCTATACCTGAACCAGTCAAAACGTATTGATCGTTCTGATGAGATACATCATAGAAAACAGAAGGTTGAGAAGTATCATCAACTGCAACAACATTAAATATTTGACCAGTAGAATCAATCAAAGAATAAGTAGAATTTACTCCTTCTAAGTTTGGAGAGCCATTTAATCGAACAACTCCTCCTGAAGCAGTAATAATATCTACTGGTACTCCAATATTGCCAACGTTAGTTTGTAGTTGGCTGATTGCAAATGCGTCCCCAATAGTTCCAATTTGGCTAAATTCTGCTCCAATTGAAACCAGAGTATTATCACTATTATATTCAATATTAAAGATGTTATCCTGGAAAACGATCTGCCTTCCAGTCATATTCCTTACTATTTTATACGTTCCGCTAGTTACGTTAACTACGGAAGCGTCATTAATAGCGCTCACGCTAGTAAAAAGTGTATTACTAGTATTACTTAAAATCTGCCAAATATTTCCTGAAGCGTCTTGTAGAAAGAATGCTCCGGTTGAATACTGGTTTGGAATAAATACGTTAGTATTATCCAAAAGTAGTCGAGGGCCTACGGCAGTTCCAGATCCTGTCAATACAGAAAGGTCAAGATTTATGTCAGTAATGCTATCAATAGAAAGATTCGTAGCATTTGCTAGAATTTTCTTAAAGCATTTGAAACCTTCAAATTGAGTTCCACCGCTGTAAATAGCCCCGTCAGTGTGGGAACTTACAGTATTATTTATAGTTAATCCTGGTGATAGAGTAACGTTATTGTTTACTGTATCAACTCCTAGAATAGTGAACTCTGTTCCTGTATGATCTTTGAATTGATCTCCAGGAGCTACTAATGTCAAATCAACTGGAAATGCGTATTGAATAACACCAGTGCCCGAAGTATATGTAAATGCAATCAAACTTGTATTATCATATAGAACAGTTCCTGTTGCTCTAGTCTGAGGACCAGAAGCGCACAAAAGCCATTCAGCTTGTTCAATATTTGGATAAATCTGTACTGCGCTTATATTATAACCGCTTACTAATCCAATAACAGTTTCTGCCACTCTTGGTCGATAAGTTAATTGAGTAATCTCAAACCTATCAATGCCTGTAATAGCTTGAACTAGATTGTTGATGTCCTTTAACAAAATCTGTGCAGCAAACCCAATTCCCGACCCATTAGGTCCTCCAGTAGTTAGACTAAAATAATTAGTCAAAGCTGTTTGAATAGCTCTAGTAACGTTAGTCTTGCTGGCTGTGTCCGAAATGAACACCTGCATGGAAATAAGGGTGCTAATTCCAAATGCATCTAGAATCTGGAATTGAGTAGTGACCATTTTTCTACGGTCGATAAAAGATGAAAGAGTATTCTTCAATATTACGTTGTCTACGATACTAGTAATACCATTTCCTTGAGGAACAACGTAAATATTTAAATCAATGCCTGGTTGAGTAAGATTTGCTTCTGCTGAAGCTGCAAATACTGAGCTAAAATTAGCCACAAGAATATCTGCGTAATCTTGAGCAGCAACGGCCCTATCTAGGGTTCGTAAGCTAGCAGGAATCAACTGAGCTAATTGAGCAATACTCTGAGCGTCAGCGCCCCCTGAAAAATCAGAAGAATTATTTACCGACGATACAATGGGGCTAGTATCCACTAAAGTATTAAGAGTTTGCTTATCTATGTTACCTGCTGAACCTCCACCAGTACGATAGGTAATGGTGATTAGTTCGCCAGCATTCAATTTTCTACCAAAGATTCCATCGCCGAAAGTTACATAAGGGGTGCCATCAGGTCTAATACTCAAAGTATAAACCCGGCCGCCGCCTCCGATGATATTTCCTAGCGAGTCAACCACTGGGGCTGTGTCGGTCCCATTATTGTTGATAGTAGTAGAAACAAGACTGTAATTGTTTCCATTTACTGTCAATTGTGGGCTAATATCTTGTGGATTTAAATTTGTACTGTCTACAACTACGTTTGGACCTTGTAAGTCAAATTCTTCGTTCTGTAAACCTTGAGCAGTAAATTGTTGGTTTACAATAATACCTTGTAGTACGTTACCGCTAACTGTTCCAGCAGAAACAGCTATAATATCATTGGTTACGTAGAAGTCTTCTCCGTTTGAAGAAGCAACTCTAAAACCTCGTGAAATTGTACCTGCGCCTGTAACAGTAAAATTAGCTGTTCCAGAGGCGCTAGTAGCTGAAGCTGGTGTGAATCCAAATTGCTTTGCAATATCTTGGATTGCGCTTTGTAATGTGGCTGTTTGCAAATAAGACTGAGTGGCTTGGTTATCGAAGTAAAAGAAAAATACGTCCGCTACCAAGGCTACGATTTCTAGCCAGTTCCGAGAAAAGGAATCGGCGTTGAAATCCGTCCAAAGACGATTTGCAGAAGTTCCAGGTCCGTAGTTAACGTTTGCAAATGCAATTATAGCGTCAACTGTACTTGAAAAGTCCTTCTGTATGTAGTCAATATCTAGATTCGCAGTAATAGTAGTGCTAGCCATGTTCCTACCTTATGAGAAAGATAATTGTGTCCCTACCCTAAAAGGAAAGACTAAGTTCAATGCAGTATCTGTGGTTTTAATTACGAACCCTATGTTAAAGGTTATCAAACCAGTATTTTCAAATATGGTTGGAGCAACACTTAACACGGTAATTCTAGGTTCAAAGAGATTCAGGGCGTCTCTAATAGCAGAAGCTCCATCAGCGGCAGCATCTTGCATATTTTCCCAAATTTGATCTCTTAAGTGACACCCATATCCCGGCCTCATGGGTCGTTCTCCAGGTATCGTTAGTAGCAACATTTGCATATCTTGCAATAGCACATCTTGACCAGAAATAGTTTGAAAATTTCCTGCGATAGGAAATCTTGCGTCTGATCCTAGTCGTGATGCCAGGCTACTTTGTACTGAGTTAATTTTAGCCATAAACCCTCTTAGGTAATAGTACCTGTTCCAGAAGAAGGAGATCCAGGGGAGCTAGTTACAGGAATTGTGACAATTACTGTGCCTGTTTTTACGTAAACATCAATAGCTGTAGCAACAGCATCAGCCATAGACTTGATATTAGCTTTAGCCGTGGCGTCAGATACTTGATCTACTCCAAAGGCACTTTCTAATGCAGTTTTTAAATCAGCTAGATCTAAAGCCATATATACCTTAATCTGTAAAAGAGTTAGGACTTTTTAAAGTAGGTAAACTACTTTGTAAAGTATTAGCAGCAGATTTTATAGCAAGTAATGATGCAGCGTTTTGGCCTGGAGTTCCAGGCATGATTCCACTAATAACAGAACTAAGAAAGGTATTCATCATATTAAACCAAGTGTCTCCCAGAACCATATGTTCTGTGCCCTGGCCTAAAATCTGCTTATCCGTTAGCTTGAATATCTTACCTTGCTTATTTTGAATAAGAATAACGTTATTGGCGTCGTCTATATGGATTATGTTGCCGCCGCTAGTCGTTATCCTGACACCCCTATTTTCCGTCGTAAACGTCGTATCATTAGGTGCATCAGTGACTGTGGCTACTCCGTCATCCAATTCAATGAGGTGGCCTCCAGGAGTCTTCCAGCCCCTATTAGAAGGCACGTCTCTTTGGAACTGTTCAGGTACGCTTGGATCAGCGTCCTCTCCTTGAACTACGTTACCCCAGGCATAAGGAAACTCTTGTACTCCTGCCTCTACCCCCACAAAAACAATGTCCCCAATAGAAGGAGGGTTATATTGTCCTGGAGTATTCAAATAATCAATCCAAACAGTTTCCCCAAGTAAAGGATGATCTACTATGATTCGACCCCTATGCAAAGGATCTCTAGTGTCTAAAACCGTAGCTTTAGACTTTCCTGAATATTTAACGTTTCCGTTAGAGTCCTTAGTACGAAACATGCTTACTTCCTGATTTGTTTAAGTTTCTGATAATCGTTAATAACTTGGTTGTTATTTGTAGCAGGCTTAAACTGCTGTACGTTATCTTTCTTAACTTCTTCTGGAGCTTTTGGAGCTTCGTTAATGGTAACTCCGCCAGCAGCTAGAGCAAAGCTAACGGCTGTTCCTTTAGTTACATAACCAGAACTATCAAGAGTATGTGTAACTGTTTGTAGCCTATATTTTCCGCTATATCTTACTCCTATGTTTCTAATCTCAATTACTCCAGGAGAAAACTTTGTATATCCCAGAGTAGTGAACTCTAGAATAATATTTCTACTGTTCTTGTTAGCGTAGGCTTGAGACATAGCGTCTTGTCGGCTTCTGCTATTAGAGGGGTTCACATCCAGCGTACCAGTAGTACTCCCACCAGCGATGTTCTTATGAACGCCTACAGCAGCAGAAATTGGGTTCCCTTGGTATACTGGATTGCTAGGCATAGCCTGTTCCAATTTACCATTAGAAGCCTTATAAAATTGCTGTACGTTTGAAATGTCGTTTGCTACTCCAGCCTTCTTATCGTCGTCGTTTAAACCCTTCTGCATGTTTCCCTGTGGAAACCCGAAGTCGGCTTTAATTTGTACGCTTTTAAGAATGCTTCCTGGGTATTTCCAAGTAGTCAAATCTCTATCAGTAATGACTAGTCTAGATTCAAAATCCGCTCTTTTGATAAAGATTAGAGTATCTTGACCAGTCTCTGGGTGAGGTATGACTTCATAATAGCAATCATGAATAGCTGCAAGCCTCATCATGAACTGATTAAAACTCTCTCCTGCTATCCACATTTTAGTTTTATCTGAATCTACAGTAGGGCCAAGTAAGTTTTTACTTATGATGGCTGACATACCAGCGTCGCTGGCAATCTTATGCAAGAGAGCGTCAGTTTCAGTATCTTCAAAGGTTACAATAGAATTACCTTTTACGGTTTTTCTAGTACCAAATTTAATACCTTTTGTTGGAGCAATTTGATCTAAAAATGCTAGAGTAGGTTGACACGTCACAGTAGTTCTAACCATTCCATTTTCAGGAAAGGTAGTCTGTAACATGATAATGTATCCTCTAATTGATCGTTTGCTCTTAGGGTCTTCTTTATAACCCCATGTAATTCTAACCTGATTTCTTTCTTGAAAAAGAAACAAAGGTCTTTTTGGCTCTCTAGTATGCGCTCTAGTTACAGTATCCCCAACAATATTTTCTTGTTCAGAAGTACTGATAGCTTGGGCGTTCTTTTCGCCTGAAGTAATGAAGGTTATTCCTCCATTGCCGCTAAAGCGTAAATCTGAAATACTGCCTGCTCTATTAGTAATAGAACCTGCAACGTTCATGTCTGGGTTGTAACCGTCAACGCCAGCGCTGATAGGAATCTTATATAATCCGCTTGTTCCTAATGAAGCATCAGGACTTGCTGGTTCACGAGAACCTTCTACGAAATCAATGGTGATGGTAGAAAAAGCTACTTCAGGTGTGAAGGCTTCGACTATTTCTACTTTTTCCACCAATCGCAAAATATGGTGAGGCAATTTTACAAGCCTCTTTCCTGTCGAATCCCCTACTTCTATTTCGTAGTAAGGAGTCTTAAAATTGCGATAATCTGCTGCCATATTAAGTTCCTAATTGTTCAATTGCTGCTAGAACTCTTTCCAGAGTTGGAAGCCTCAAGATAGTTCCTTTAGGCAGACCAAAGAATGGATCTCTGATTTGGTTAAATTCGTATATGACCCACCATAACTGAGGGTCTCCGTAAGCGTAATCCGCTACAATATCAGGCCGTTTTTCCATATCCTGAGTGACAGTAACTAGAATATCTCCAGCGTCTGGAGAAAGATTCAATGGCTGTCTTAGAACAAGAAAATTCTTTCCTGCTCTATTTGTAGCAATAGTGCCGTTGTTGTATCTGGATTGTGGTTGAAAATTAGCCATTATTGATCCTGTCTTAAGAATCTATCTCTGCTAAATGACCTGATGTTGTATTGAGTCAACTGAAAGGTAACTGTAGCTTCCATAGGAGCTAAGTTTGGTAACATCTTGGTCACGTTAATTTCAAGGTTAGTTACTACCCACAAATCATTTTGAGAAGTTACTTTAAATCCAAAAGGAAACTTGTTGATAGTTTTGCCAGAAAACAAAACTACAAGTGGAGGACTTTGTTCTAACTTCTTTGGATCTTCTACATCATCATAAGTAGGATAAAGTAGAGATCTGTAATAGTCTAAGTATAAGCTAATATCTAAATCAGAAGGTTTAGCTCCTGTTGCCACTCTTGGAGGAGGAGTTGAAACTTTAGCGAATGCTGAAGCAATGCCTCCAAAGATAGCGCTAGCTTGGTCTAGGGTACTGCTTCCAGACTTACCTGGCTGGTACTTTTGACCAGATACAAAGTAAGATGTATCAGCCGTTACTAGGGCTGAGAAAGAAACCTTTCTAGCCCCTGATGATACCCATTGTAAAACAGGATCAGATTGTCCTGGGACAGCTTGTTCTACCCAGTTAGCAGACTTTGAATCAGTCCAAGTAGAAGGGTTAATTAAAAACACTCCTACTTCATTATCTGTTTCAATAGTTCCGTCAGAATCTACTATAAATAGCCCAGCCGCCCTAAGACCCACGTCCTGTGGATCTTTAAAGCTATAAGCATTAGCTAGATTTGTAGAAGATTTTGGATTCTGTTTTACTGCCATTTTTATGGTCCTCTACGATTTTGAAGTGCTCCACCAGTTGGAGTTCTAGTATTAGCCTCAATTTTTTGTAGAACAGAAACTTGATCGCTATTACTATTATCCATAATTTTCTGCATCTCTTCAGCAGTAATAGCTGAACCGCCAGCAGAATCTGAACGTAAAGCGTCTTCAATAGTTCTTTGTGTAGCTGCTCGTTGACTTCCACTAAGAGTTTTTAAATGTTCTCCCAGCATGTTAATCTGAGCTTCTTGATCACCGGCACCTGGAGTATCTGGAATTGAGATATTAGTTTTATCTCCATCCATTCCAGCGGTATTTTGTTTTTTCTTATCTTCTTCTGCAGTTGGTATTCCAGTGTCAGGAAAAGAAGTTGGAGACCATTTTTTAGCTAGAGCAGACATCTCTTTTCCAAGAGTTCCAGCGCCTATCCCTAACCATCCAAAAATATTTTTAAAACCCATAGCTATTAGTTTCATAAGAACTATAGGCATTTCAGTTACCATGAACTTAGCAAATCTGAACAACTCAGAAGCTACCGTGCCCACAGCTTTTACAAACATCATCAAATACTTTTGGCTTTCGATAAACTGGATTACAACCCCAGCTACCGCTTTACCCAAATCCATGATACCGCCAAAGAAAGACTTCCAATCATCGAAAGTTTCTGCGATACCTTGAATAGCTCCATAAAGAGCAGATCCGAAAACCATTAAAGGAGCTACAACATCTGTAAGTACTGTTTTACCTAAAGCTAATATAGGTTCGATAAGTTCGCCTAAAGCGTACCGTAACCCTTGTAGTCCATATTCTGCAGTGTATTCAAGAACAGTGTTTAGTTCTCCGAATAACTTAGTTACTGGGGCTAGGAATTTCATTAGTGGCTCGAATAAAGTACCGCCAACAGATTTTATTCCGCCTAAAAGACTTTTACCAATACTATCAGCCGCACGAGTATAGATAGGATCAGACTTACGTCCAGAAGGTCCTCTACCGCCTCCAAAAAGTTTCCCAATAATGGGAACCTTAGATAGCAAACCTCCAGCCACTTTGCCAAGAACGCTTTTAATAAAGAGTCCAGCAAATAAAGTACCAAAGGTAGTTCCTAGAACAGTAAATCCTCTTATGAACTTTTCGATTGGGCTTAATGATTCATCTATCCAAAAATGTTCCCAAGGCTCCTTAAACTTTTCTACTAGCTGTACGAACTTTCTAGCCATACCGCCAAATAGAAAATCAAGAGTCTTTGCAGCATACCTAAAGGCGTCGATCATATCTTTAACTACGGTCTGAACAACTGATATTGCCCTTGCTACGTTTTGAGCAAAAACAAATATACCGTTCTTTTCCAGTAGTTTTTTAATGTCGTCGTCAATTTGAGAAATACCAGTTTTTCTATCAAGGCTAGTAACCAATTGCCAAACTCCTTTTACGAAGCCAGCAAAGACTTTAAGCCTATCAATAAAACTGTCTGCTTTGTGAGTGATACCTAAAAAAGCCGAACCTAACGATACAACTAAAAACAATAGTCTTGGTAGTCCCAAACCTAGTGAACTTAGTGCAATAGTAGCTAAACGAAGCGTTCCTAACGCTCCCGCAAGACCTAGAACTGCTCCAGTAGTAACTAGAATAGCTTTTGTTAGGAATACTAGGTTCTTCTCATTCTTTCTTACGTTGTCAATAAACATGGACATTTTTAGAGCTAGGGTAGAAATCTTATCTACTATTGGGCCAAGGGCCGTCAATAATAGTCTACCTAGTTCACCTCTAAACAACGCAAAGTTTTGTTTTGCGTCGAGTAAAATGTCTCTAAGATCTCTGAAACCTTTTAAGTTTCCTCTTACTGCTGCGTTCAATAGGCTTTGGCCTAAAGCTAGGCGAGCTTGCGTACTGATTACGCCGCCCATCATGCCTCCTGCTTTATGCAGGATAGCCATTTGAGCCTGAAGTGCAGGATTTGTTTTAGCGATCAGATTTAGAAATTCTAAATGAGATTCACTGCCATCTTTCAAGAAATCAGAGTAGGCTTTAATACCTTCTCCTGAATCTTTACCGGCTAATTTAGCGGCTACGCCGGACTTGGCCATAATATCGGCCACTTGCTCAGTGCTATGTACTATTCCAAGGGATCGAAGGGAAATACCTTCCCTCATAGCCTCGAACTTATCAATAGAAGCGTCAGTTAAATTGCTAATCTGAGTGAATAGATCCCCTTTAGGACCTAATACTCGTTCAAACTGATTGGACAATCTATCCAATTCAGAACCAGCTTCAAAGGACTTAGTTAGGCTTGAAAAAGCCTTAATAAAGGTGCCCACAAATGCTGTGGTAGCAAACAACGTTCTGTTAAAGCCAGTAAAATCTACGTTAGATTTCGCCGCTGCTTTACCAGTGTCTCGCACCTTATTTTCAATTTTTTCTAAGTCCTTACTAGCTTTGTCAACAACTGTAACGACTACTTCTAAATTACGTAGAGCCATTATTTCTTCCCATCAGAATTAACAATGTGATCTTGGTAAGCCTGTTTAAGTTCTTTTCGCCACGACCATCGCATAGCGTCAACCTCTGAAGGAGGCCATTGCCATACCTGTGCGAAGAAAGCGTAATCTCCTAAGAGATCCTCTTTATGACTTACGTAGACGAAGTTGAAGATGCCTTGGTAGGGTCGAAAAAATCGGCACCAAATACGTCCATTTTACTGGACGAATTCTTACCACAATTCTTACACGTCATTTCAACGTTAGTGTCAATTGTGCCTTCAATTTTTACGCCTTCAAGTTTTTCTTTAAGAAACATCAAGTCTTTTACTGATAGTTTCTCTACGTCCTTTGGAGTAACTTTTGTGTTGTCTCCAAGTCGTTTTAAGGAAAGAGCTAATACGCCAGTTACCAATTCGTCTTGTTTGTTTTTCAATGTTTTAATTGAATCGAACAAGTCTCTTAGATACAAAGGCTTAATTTCTACTTCTTGCCCAGCTTTGGGGAGCATGAAGGTTATTCGTTGTTTATCCATCTGAGTTTCAATTGGAAGTATATCTAGTTCCAACTCATTCAGATTGATTCGCAAGTCTTTATTCTTCGTGTTACAATGAGGACATTCTGCCTCAAAATAGAACCGCTCACCATAAGTATTTTCTCGAATCTTAATCAAAAGAACTTCAAGATCTCCTACTGGTAATTTCTGAATGGCATCAGCCATCTTTCCGCCCCATTTCAAACCTTCTTTGGTTTGTAGGGATAATACGCAATCTTCCAAAATCTTTGGAACGTGTCCGATATTGCCTACGACTAAATCTTTATTAGCCAAGTAGTTTTGTTGCTTACCACGCAACTCGTCGATCTCTGCGTAATTAAAGAAATCGACACCATCAATCAGACCGTTAGGTAATTGTACCAACATAATTTTCTCCTCTTATTATGCTTAAAATAATCTACCTGTAAGTCTCTTAGCAATGTCTCTAACGTCGAAGGGATTGGAGTCTTGAGCAGTGCTCGTAACTTCAAAACTTTCGTAACCTAGAACTAGCTTTTCAATACTGAGAGTATCATCGGCGTCCGAACTAAATTCAGAAGCTGGTTCGTACTCAATAACAAAAGCCTTATACAGTGTATATGTTTTAACTTTATTACCCTTTCTATCTAAATGGGTAATTGTAACTGTTTTCCTATAATCTACAGGAAAGTCATTCAAGTTAGTAGTTGTCTGAGCAGGAAGCTCTAAACCTAACTCTGGAATACTACCTCCAGGATGAGTAACCTGGGTCTCCACAATAGTAGTCTTTCCGTTAACTAATTCAAAAGGCTGTCTTGCCCAACCGTCAAAATCCATATTAGAAGTTACTCCCCTAGTCAAAGTGACTGGTTTATAACTTATGGAATCGACTATTTGAAGAGGAGCTAAATGTTGGCCGCCTTCAGGGTAAGCCTTTGTCTGTATCTGATAGCTTGGAACATCGCATGTAGTAAATCCAAGCCTAGTAAATCCGTCGATTTGAACTCCCCATCTGAATTTATCCAATGGGTCTTTTGAAGATGGACGAGCCATATAACCTCTTAAATTGGTAATCCAGTAGCTGCGTCGAAAGCGTTTAAGCCTGCTCCAACAGCTAGGGTTGCTAAACCTCTTGCCATTTCTTTCAAGAAACCGTCTGGTCCACCTTCTAACTCTAGAAAATATTCATAAGTTAGAGTTAGGCTTTCAATTAGTTTCTCTTCTGAGGAAGCATTCAAATCATTTCCTGGCGCATACACACTTGGCCAAGCATTAAATAAATACCATGCCTTGGTGGGATTGCCTTCTCTGTCCAGGACTTCTATGATAACGTCTTTTCTGAAGTTATCAGTTTGCGAGGGCGAAAACTGAGTGTCTCTTGCAAGTTCACCTGCTACTGATAGTAGAGCTAATTCTTGGTTTACGAGTCTATACCAATCGTACAAATCACGACTAGTTGTAACTCCTCTACTAAGAGAGATAGGGTCGTACTTAACGAGACCAGGGACTTTAATTGAACGCAGATTGTCAATATTTTCCCTGTAGGTCATCTCACCGACATTTGCTTTTGGCAAATTAACAGATTGAAAACCTGCCCTTGAGATAACAGCCAAATTTTCTTTAAAGGCCGTTCCGCCTCCAGACAAACCTGCGATTGTTTCAATAGCTCCAGTAACGCTCAAGTCAAGAGAGATAACTGTAACTCTGAATCTAAATTTATCTAGTGGATCAACAGAACCTGATCTGGCCATAATATCTCCTTAAAAAAGAGAGGGAGCATAAGCTCCCCCTTCAAATTCTTTATGGATAGTCTGCTGAAGGATTCTGAGGAGCAGAGCCGTCGAGGGCCATTTCCTGAAAATCTTCATAGGTCAAGGTCAATGACTCCATAGACTTGTCTCCATCTTCACCGGCATTTAAGTCGGAACCAGGAACAAAGTTCACTGGCCATGCTTGATAGAGAACCCATCTACGAGCAATATTGCCTTCACGATCTAGCATCTCCACAGTCACGTCTTTTCGGAAAAGATTAGATGCTGAGTTTCCAGGGCGACCAGCTAAAGCTGCTCTACCTTGCAAACCTGAACTTGGATTGGCTACTGCGCTAGCCCACTTATAAAATTCGTTATTTGGATCAGAGATGATTAATCCCCGGCTCATAACAACGTCTTCCATAGTGCTTAATCCAGGAGAGTGCATACTAACATCTTGGTCAATACCTTCACGATACAAAATTTTTGTAGTGGATCGTTTAGGCATTTGAACATCGTGAAAACCCAAACGGACTAAAGCAGTTGGTTCAGAACCTGCGTCATTAGACCAGGTAATCTGGAACCGAAACTTCTCCATTGGATCTACAGCGGCGCTTCTTGCCATATTAATTACTCCTTATTAAGCTGTTGGAATTGGAAATTCAAGAGCGATCTCAATAAAGCGAACTGCCTTATTAGGACGTACTTGTACCCGAACTCGCAATAGACCTTCGTCTAGTTCGTTTTGAGTAGGAGTGATAGAAATTACCTTAAACTGTTGAGCTTCAGGCAAACCTGCAGGGAACAAATAATTGTTATTCCGCAAGAAAGCTAGAATTGCAGCAGCTACGGCTGACTGAGTTGCAGGTGAGAAATTCTCCCACAAGAAACCTCGCAAGCCTCTTTCCAAAGAACCTTTAATATACTGCAAAGTACGCATAACTTGAATAAGTTGTTCGTCAGCAGTAACTGAAGCTCCGCCTGCAGAGTAGCCACCAAAGATGACGTTACCAGAAGCAGGAAAAGAAGTAATTCTATTAATGAAAGCTAGTCTAAGTGGACCAGCGTCTACTCTTTCTGAAATCGAGAGGCTTAAGCCAAGGATTCCAGAAATACCAGCAAATTGAATGCCAGCAGGGGCGTGCGATACGCCTCCAATAGCAATATTTGCGTCAATTCGACCAATAACTCCAGCAACGTGACCAATTGGGTCAACGCCTTTTACGGAACCTGGCATAGCCAAAGAACCTTCATCACTAACAATAACATCATTGTAGTACCATGCAGCTACCCTTGAAGGAACATTAACTACTTTATCTTTGTAGTCAATAGCTGAAGGCATCATAAGGTTCAACGTATCGCCAGCAGTAAAAGCTGGTGAAGGATTCGTAAGAATCGTGATAGTTGTGCCTGTTACTGCTGAAATTACACCTGAAAAAGAAGCAGCGGTATTCTGTAATAGAGTACCAGGAACTACTGTTGCAGGTAAAGTTACAGGGTGTCCAGCACCATCGTCATAAGTAATGACATAAGGGCCAGAGCCTGAAATAGATACGAATTTAGCTGCGTTTGACAGCAATACATCGTTCTGTGCGCTAGAAATCTCCTTTGGAATGGCCAAAAGAGAGTAAGTGGTCGAAAGCGTGGCACCAAATTCTGCTCGTACAGTAAGTGAATACTCGATAAGAGCAGGATGAACTTCCCAAGCAAGGCTTAGTGGAAGTCCAGGAATACATACTAGACCTACTTCATCAATAGCGTCCAAGGCACGGAGACCCGTACCAAGAGAAGCGTTACCAATAAAGGAGTTAGCTGTAGGAGAAGTGCCGACATTGACGATAATTGCGGTTGCACCAGATCCAGCATTGTTGTAATAGCCTTCTACTGCGTAGTAGGCGTCATACGAAACTTCATCAGGACCACCGAAGGTGCTAACGAAAGTAGTTAAATCAGTAATTGCGGTTGGAGAATTTACTGGTGCTCCAACTTGAGTAGTACTGATAAGAAAAGCTGTGATCGAAGTGGCAGTTCCAGCAATTTGAACTGTACCGATTGGTACATCAAACACCTGTACCCGTTCAGGGCCGATAGCGGTATTTAACAAAGCCATTTATTTTTCTCCCATTCGATTAATTATCTTCTATAATTACATTACCTTGTAAATCTTCAATAGGAGTTGCAATATCTGTAACAGGGGTGAGGTTTCCTGGAGTTTCAAGTCTGTCAACCCAAATTTGTACCCAAAATGTAAACTCGTGTACCCAATATTGGGAACCCTCAACATCTTTGGTTACGTGATCGACGAAATGAAACATAAACAGTTGAAACTCACAATTACTAACGATCTTCGAGAAGTTCGCTGTAGTAAAAGAGTCTGGTACAACGTCTTGCAATTGTATTGAAGTTGGCGAGGGGATAGCAACTACCTTTGATTCAAAGGGTCGTTCATATCCTGCGCCAGATTGTAAACTCGTAGGATGAAGATGATCTATAACAAAAACCTGATCTCCTAACGAGAAATTACTTGAGTCTTTCACCTGGATTGTATTGCTGCCTCCAGATGAAACATCAGCCGTCAGGAACTGCTCTGCACTAAGGGATGATCTTTGGATCACTGGCAAAGCCGTCCGAGGAGGATTAAATTCCTCCCACATTCTATTAAGAACGTCAATATGATTTTGACGTGTCTTAGAGTCAATTCTAATTAGATAGTATGCGTCAATAGGAATCGGAGGACTCACTCCTTCGGTATTTGCCTTTTGATCTACTACTCCAAACACTCCTGCTACTTGGACTGGTTGTGTAGGGTCCATAACTAAATATCTAACAGAACTTAAATCTACATTTTTAAAAACATTACCTGTTCTAGTGATTGTTGAATTTACCAACAAGCTAGGAATAGTAACGCCGTCAATAGTAATGGTTCCCATATTGGGATCAACTGCAGTGATATTGAAAACATTAGAACTTGCATCCGTGTATACATCGCCTACCTGCACTGTGAATAAATCTACGCCGCCTTGAAAATAAACAATCCTAGTATTTGGATCGAATAGGCTAACTGGTAGATTTTGTACTATTGTATTTGAAACCGTAATCGTATGGTTTCCATTACCTGCTGGAGTAATACTGGAAACGTAATACGTTCCTTTATTATTCCCATTTAGAAGTCTAATAAGATAACCTGGTTGAACCTTTCTAATTTGAAAGATTGTCGTAACTAGGTTATTTCCGGCAGGGTTTATAATCCCATCTATGCCGTTAATTATAATCTGAAAAGCTCCTGGAGAGTTTTGAACTGGAGTTTGAATCCATTGTCCGTACTCTGGAACTACCCGGCCTGTAAATCTATCTTCTCTAGTTTTCATCAATCTAATGAAAAAGTTTGGGTCTTGAATATGATTAGCGTCAGCGCTAGAATCATAGAATTTAGCCGTTATTGGAGCTTGTATAACTTCTCCAGTAAAAGGATCGTAGGTATCTTTCAATACTGTTCTATCTTTAGTTACTGGATCGTGAAAGGTGATTCTACGAACTGCTCGTGACAATCCTTCTTCCACGTCATGAAAAACTCTAGGAGTAGTTCCCATTAAGATACCTCTTACTTATTATATCTTTTAATAAGTTCTTCTACCTTTTTAGTGATTGTATCCAACCACTGTTGTTCATTTTCGATCTCCCAAATGAAGATCTGTTGTCTTAGAACGTGTAGAAATGAATCTTCGCTATCGTCTAACATACCTTGTTCGCTAGAATCCAAAGCCTTAGCGTAACTGGTTACTAGAGTATATGTAGTCTTATAATCAGCAACTCTTTTCCTGATTTTAAGATTTTTAACTAAATCTTGTATTTGTAAGTATACTTTAGTTCCAGGTTGAGCTACTTTGCCTGCCTTGATATTCTGAATCTTTTCTATAGGATCTCTATATATCCCTTTGGTATCGTGTGTCTGAAGTTTTGTTATAGCTGTGTCGTATTTTCCTTCAGAAACATCTATAATCAAGGTGTCTAGATCAATTGCGTTTCTCATCATAAAGTTTAGATCCTCTTTACGAGTTGTCCAAACTGCAATTCTTTGATCTGGGGAATCCCCTTTTCTCCTCGTTATCTTTTCAGATTGTTTATAGGCCGTGAATTTTTTTTCGCTGTTCAACGTTTGCCCTGTATCTGTACTACAATCTAACTTTATCCCTTTAACTGAATTTTCAGGGAGTTTATACATTTTACCTTTATCAGCGTCGTATACTATGCCATCCATCAAGCGTTCTTTAAAATAGTACTCTTGACCAAAATATGTGGAAGCATCATTTACGTTTTGCCAAGCCTTAATTCTACCCTGCTTCATAACCATGACTTTAGATTTATCATCCAAAGTTCTACCTTTTGAAGTAGGCTTCATTACATCAGAATTTTGAATATCTACATTGAATATTTCTTTCATCAATTCAATTTTAGATTTTGGCACATCAATCTTTTGAGTCTGATCCATTGGATCTGGAGTCTTTTCTGTGATCTGGAAATTAATATAGTCCATTAAGGTACTTTTTAAGTCCTCAACGCCTTTATCCAAATCAATGTCGAGACCATCTTCTATTGAACCTCTAATTTCTTTGCTAAACTTTTTTAGGTCTGAAACTATAGATCCAGCATTTTTGATCTCGATTTTCATATTATCCCCTACCCATTGGGATGCCTTGCATTACTCCTTCACGTTTCTCTTGAGCTAAGATACGTTGCCATTCATTCTGCCAGAATTGAAGGTTCTCAGAACTAACTGAGCTTCCATCTTCTCCTCTAGCTGCTAGGAGAATGCTCCATACTGTATAATATACACAAAATAGACGGTAATTTTGACTCATACCTCTAGCCTTAAATAAACTAAGTTCTTCCCTTAGTCTAGCCGCAGCATCTTGAAGGTGATCATCAATTAGAGCATTACGAGTATCTAAATCAGCTTTAAAGATGTCTGGTAGGAAATCATCGATATTGAATTTCTTTTTTCTAACGTCATCAACTGTAGCGTAAGAAGGAAAATTCAAATTTATCATTCCATTTTCAGCAGCAACCTCAAAGTACTCATCCCCGAAGTTCATCATTTGGCCGCCAACTTCAGCCTGATAACTAATCATGTATTCAGGAGTTGGGGTCTGATTTAGAGGGATATTCCAAGTAAAGCTATATTCAAAATCTTGTCCAGGAGTTAATACTCCTTCCATTGTAGTCACAATTTCTGGTACTGGAGAACCACCTTGGTTCAAAAATACGGGATTAAATACGTGAGCTACAGGAACTGTGTCTGTATCAACAGTCGTAGGTCTGCCATCAGAAGTAAAGATAATTTTAAACGTAGCTGTCGTGCCTCTAACAAATATGTATCCGTCTTTAGGTTCTGTCCTGGTGCCAGATACGGAGCTTATAACTCTTGCCATTACTTACTCCTTGTTATCTTTTTCATCAAAGTTCTTTTTAGCTTTTTTAGGATCATTATCTGAACCTAATTTAAATAAAACTGTTTCAAAAATGTTTTGGCCTAAAACGACGTTACAATTTTCTAAGATAGATTTAAACTCTACCAAACCTATAACTCCAGCTACTAGCTTAGATACTGGAATCAAACTTGAAAGCAAGTAAGTTTCTAGTAAAAATCCGCATATAATAGCTGTTTCGTAAATAAGTATTTTAGATATTGTTCGCCTCATTGCAGCAGAAGTTATCTTCTCCCCTTTTTTTCTAGCCGCCAACATCCCTGTAAATAGATCGGCAAAGATCATAACCCCTGCGCTGATAAGAACAGCTTGAATAGGGGCCAGCGCAGCTACAGCAGCTACGCCTAAAGAAGATACCCAATCTTTCATAAAAACCTTTACATTTTAAGTAGAAGTATTAAATATATCCCTAATATAAGAATCAAATTTAACCAAGCTAAAGTTTTGTATACATTCATCCTTTGGTTAGCTGGCTTTAAAGGTATCACATTTGAATGTCTATCTAATCTAGCCATTTTGTTCCTTCTTTTCTAAATAATTATATACATCTTTAGGGGTAACTATACTTAATGGGGGTAGATTATATTGAGGGTCTATTTCCAAAATCTGGGCTACTAGCCTTGAGCAATCATACCCTGCTATCTTATTTTTAAAAAATTCAGTTTTGAATAATAAATATCCAAGGGTATTGAATATTTGCATCATACTGTAAGGTACTCCAGCTTCATCGACCGACTCTTGCAACATTTTATTGTAAAAATCATCTGGTATATTCAAGGAAAACTCTTTTACAACTAATTCCTCAGTTTGAAAAAGAGTATTTCCTACGAAATTTACTTTTAATCCACTAGCCTGGTATATAATATCTCTATCTAGAGAATCGGAATGATATTTAACGTATACATGAGAATAAGGAGTCCATAAAAATAGACGTATGAGCCAACTAACGGGAACGAACCAACTTTTGGGTCTGGAGAATCCTACTTTAATTGTTTTCATATTTTCCTTACAAAGTAGCTGCAAAATACCAAAGCTGGTCTAACTGATCATCAGTCCAGCCAAGCATAGCTGCTACTTGAATAGTAAAAGGATTATTCCTTTGAAAGGCTGTAGAATATTCCCATGCTATCATTGCTAAGTCTTTTTGAGGAGAAGATAGTGTATTTATAGCTGCGGTAATTTGATCGTCAGTTATTCCATTCAAGAGTAGAGCCGATCTCATTTGTCTTGGCGTAACATCTGGAATTACTTTTGCTGGCGGAGGCTGAGCATAAACTGCCAGTTTCTCCGCCCATACTTCATCAGGAGTATCATCAGGCAATTCTAGTTGACCTATTACATTGCCTTGGTAATCTAAAATATTTTTTACCATATACAATCCTTAAAGATTTAAAGTACAAGTTCCACCGCTTCCGCCTGTGCCACCTGTAGTTCCAGATCCATTAGTACCTGTGTTACCTGGATTACCAGAATTAAATGTACTAGTATTTGCTGTAGCATTAAATAGACGAATCCTTCCTCCGTCTCCTCCAAAGCCGCCATTTCCGCCTATACCAGTTCCGTTACCATTTCCGCCGTTTCCACCGTTACCGCCACTTGCATTTAATCCGTTGTTAACTGTAGGTCCAGTGCGTTTGACATAAATGACATAAAGATAGCCGCCTCCGCCACCGCCTGCACCAGCTCCTCCACCAATATTTCCTGTTGGCGTAGTTTTACCGCCGTTACCGCCTTTGCCACCAGTAGCACGAATTACTCCAGCAGGAGTAGAAGCTCCAGTCACGATTTCGTATGCAAAAATTGCTACTACGCCGCCGCCGTTTCCTCCTCCGCCGCCACCGCCACCAGTAACTGTTCCATCTCCGCCGCCAGAAGCTCCCCCACCGCCGCCGTTGCCGCCGTTAATAAGAGTTCCACCACGAAGAAATTGGTCTTCAAATCTATCAAATGTAATATTGTTTGCAACAGTGCCGCCAGCACGTACTGCGCCCCCGGCATTGGCTCCGCCATTTCCAGTTCCGCCTGCGCCGGACTTGCCGCCTTGTCCACCATTTGATGGGCTTGAGGCAGAAACTGCAGCAGCAGTTGCGCCTGCGCCAGTCGTTCCAGTTGCTCCATTACTACCATTGCCGCCGCCGCCCAAATACGCATTTACTTGACTGACTCCATTTGCGGCTCCAGTTTGTGTGGTAGCAGATAATCCATCAGTACCATTCCAATTGATACAATTTGCGTCTGCGTTAGTAAGATCAAGTTTATTACAATAAAGTGAATACCCTCCGGTGATAATTTGTCCACCTGATACCATTGTGACTACGTCATAATAGGTATTTTGAGTAAGAGTAATAACTCCACTAACGGTTATACTACCGTCAGTTCCTCCACCAAACATTCTTTTGATATTTGGGTCGGCCCAAACAGGCAAACTTGAGGCTATAGTTAAAACTTGACCATCTGTAGAACTAGCTGGTAGTCGAGTTAAAATTCCACCTGCTCTATAAACTATATCCCCATTTGTTGTGGTGGGATCAAGTATCAATGTTCCAGAAGAGTCTGGAAGTGTATATGTTCTATCTGCAGTATTTGATATAGCATCAAAAACTCTAATGAATCCATTAGTACCTTTCCAAGCCAAACGTCCGGAAGCATCAGCATATTGCTTATAGCCGCTGGAGGGCGTGGTTGGAGCAGAACTTTGAGGTTTATAATTAACAAATCCAGATCCGGCTGTACCAGAAATAGTTCCAGCCAAAACATTTGATGAACCGTTAACTTGTAAAGAATCGGTTCCATTATCAGTAGTCGTATTGATTAATACGTTACCTGTTGGAGTTATTCTAACTCTTTCAACGCTTGTTACTGAACCAGTAGGAGTTGTTTGAAAGTTTATATACGTGGGCATTGACGTATCTGTAAACAATGCTCCAGCTACAAAATTGATTATTCCTGTTGAGGCGGCAGCGAAACCTGTCGCTCCGTAGCCTCTACCGCTAATAAATTCTAGAATATTTCCAGTGTTGGCAGCGGTTGGAGATCCAAGAGTTCCGTTGGCATAACGGCCTCTTACTCCTACGTTAGAACCATATCCGGTCAATTGAACAGCTTTAGTAGCTCCACTATTATTTACAACATCTAAAGATGCAGAAATAGAAGGAGCAGTACCTATACCTACAGCGTTATTTGAAGCATCAACTACTAATGAAGAACTATTAACAGTTAAAGCAGCAGTAGAGGTATCAGAAACAGTCATTGGACTACTAAAAGTCTTAGCTCCGCCCAATGTTTGAGCGCCTGTAGAAACTACTCCAGGATGAGTTGCGTCTGCTGGTTGTAGAGTTAAAGCCTGTCCTGATAAACTGGCAGCATTAGCATTTGGACTTGAACCTACAGGATTTAGAGTAACATCTCCAGTATTTGTACCAGAAAGATTAGATCCTGTTACAGTTCCAGAAGCTGCTACAGAAGTAGCAGTAATAGCTCCAGTAGCAATTTCTCCAGCTACTCCACGTTTTACTATAGTAGAAGCTGTATTAGCATTAGTAGCAGCATTTGCAGCTAATTCTGCGCTATGAATATTTGCTGCTGTAGATCCTCCTACAGAATTTACTGTAGCAGGAACGTTTCCTGGTCCAGAGGCACTTACATCACTAGTCAAGCCAGTAATATAATTTCCGGTGGCTTGTTTGCTGTCTATTTGGGTCTGAATTGCACTTGTAACTCCAGAAACATATCCCAATTCTGTAGAAGTTACCGCAGATTCAGTAATTATTCCTGCGCCGTCACTTTGAAGGGCTTTATTGTGGCCAGGTAAAGCTGCTAATTTTGAAAGAGCTATTGCAGCGCCAGAAGCAACATTTGAATCTAGTACAGCATTTGCGGCTAGTTTACTATTGTCAACTGAACCGTTTGCTAGTTTAGCATTTGTAATGTTAGAGTCAGGAATCTTACTAGTAACTACAGCTCCGTCAGAAATTTTGGACGTTGTTACAGCGTTATCTGCTAATATAGTATTATCTACAGAATTTGTAGCTAGTTTTGCCGTAGTGACATTTGCGTCTGCAATCGTTGATGTGGTAACAGCTCCAGTTTGTAACTTTGAAGTTGATACTGAAGCGTCAGCTAATTTAGAATTATCCACAGCAGCATTAGCAAGTTTTGAATTAACAACAGAATTATCAATCAATTCAGCAGTTCCTACTGAATTGTCCTGCATGTTTGCTTGTGCTACTGAATCCGTTGCCAATTTTGAATTGGTAACGTTAGCGTCTATAATGTTAGAAGTTCCAACAGAATTAGCCGCCATTTTAGAATTTGTTACGTTGGCGTCAATAATTTGAGCTGTGCCAACCGAATTACTTTGTAGATTAGCTTGGGCAACAGAACCTGAAGCCAACTTAGTATTATCTACTGCAGCATTTTGAATCTTAGATGTAGAAACAGAGTTGTCCGCTAACTTAGAGTTAGTGACGTTCGCATCTACTATCTTTGAAGTAACAACTGAGTTATCTGCTAATTTAGCTGTAGTAATAGAAGCATCATTTACATTAGCTGTAATAGATGGACTTACTCCAGAAACATAAGTAAAATCAATTGTAGCTGTATCTTCAAGAATATTTCCTACTGCATTCTGAGCTTGTGCGTCAGAATATGAAGTAGCATTATTGTAATCGAATACTGCTCCAGTAGGATCAACTTTTTTCAAATGTCCATCAGTTCCTACGTAAACCCTGTGATTGCCAGTTGAAGGCGTATCAGGTGTAGGAGCTTCAGGAAGTCGAATTACTCCATCTGTTCCAGACATATTTTCTCCTAATTAGGGTAATAGGACAAGTTGTCCATCAATAACTAATTCTCCAAGTACAATCATTTCTTGAGTTATGATATGTTGTCTATGGCTTGGTATAATTAGTCTGTCTCCTGCTGGTATGTAATCTTGCCCATACCTAACTTCATCAATGGGATCGGCTAGAAGTACGACTTCTCCTTGAACATTGAGTTCCCCATTTACTACTATTTCTCCATCAACAATCATTTGTTGACGAACCCTTACATCAGTCTTTTTTCCAGAAGCAACTTCTTTAATTGAAAAATTGTCTTCTGATATAAATTCAAATTCGCCTGATAAGGGATCTATACCTAGTTTCTTTTTCTCTATACTCATAATTATGTTCTCGTCACTCTTTGAAAATCTCCGTCAGAGTCATAAAGTACAGTTAGAGCAGCCACTTGGACGGTATTAGACCTATAAACAATAGTTACAGGATCTCCATTTCCATTTTTGGCAGTAACTTCTATATCATCAAATATTTTAGGAATTAGCTTATTATTGTCTCCAACTTTTGCCATTCCGTCAGGGCCAATTTCTAATACGTGCTGTATCCCTGTTTTGGTTCCATCTTCGGTTCCAACTACAAGTATATTATCTCCGCCAGCAGCATCTATTTCACAATTGGCATCTATAGAACCATCGGCATTAATCTTAAGGCTATATCCAGAGACTTTATCTTTTATGCCTACATTATCTGTGGAAGCATCTAAAGGACGAGTTTCAACAGTAACGTCGTCAACAGTAATATTAGCATCTACTGCTAGTCGTCTAGTGCCGTGTTCGTCTACTATAACGTCAATAGGAAGCCCAGTAATAGGATCTACAAGAGCTACTCCCTGAATAGGGCCTTTTTTTGTAACTTGTGTTCCGGCAGCTCTACTCGTTCCCATTTTACATCCTTAAAATTTACCTTGAGCCTTAGCTTTCTTCATTCCTTCTTTTACTTTGCTACGGAAAGCTCTACGCTCATCCTTAGTCATAAACTTTGGAACTTCAAAACCGTATTGGGCAAGGCGTGGATCTTCAAGTAGGTGCTGATTACAATGTCCACTTGGACTATGTTCTACAGCATCCTCTTTACAAAGAGTTCCATCTTGAGTTGTATAACAACATTTTACTATAATTGGAATATTGGATTTTATTTCTTCAATTAGAGTTTCGTTATTGGCGATTTGAGCTTCTGCTAATTGTTTTTCCAAATCAGCTTTAGCTTTAAGTTCGTCAATACGTTTTTGTTCTTTTTCTTGTTCTAATCGTGCAGCTTCTAATTCTGCTTCCTCCAAGAACTTCACATAAACGTCCTGTCCGTAGACAGTCCTGATGTCAGAAGTTCTAGTAATAAAAGGAAGTTTCTTTAGGTGCGTAAGTGGATATTCTTTAGATGCTCTGAGAACTGGAATTTTTTTAAGATTCAAGTAAACTTTACTATCTTTTTCCACTACTGCGTAACCATCCCTAAATTTGATTCCGTTTACAGTGTGATTCACGCCTTTCAGCGTATGTTGCAAAACTATATAATTTCTAGGTCTCTCTAGACTTCTAGTTAACCATACACTCATAATGTCTCCTTGTAGCTCTACTACAGGTTTAAAGGAAAAAAATAAAGGGGCCAGAAACCCAGCCCCTAAACTTTATTAAAAACTATTAGGCACCAAGACCCAATACAGCTTTCATTCGAGCAAGGCTCAAACGATTGTAAAGGTCGAAGCCGCAGTACCATTTCATACGATACTGGTAAGCGTTCTCGTTCTCACGAGGACCAACATACTCTAGTTTTAGACCAGCGTTGTTAGACGAAGTGAAACCGACGATACCACGCAACTCGCCCCAAGCACCACAATAGATTGAAGAACCATCCAAGCGTTCAGCAACCGTAGCGGTAGCGACACCTGAAAAGTTAGGATCATTGAGGTTAAGACGAGCGACGACTGAGTTTTGCTCAGGGTCAAAGAAAGTACCAGTAACGGTACAAGTCAAAACACCTGAAGCATCGCCAGTGACGGGATAACGATAGTTAACGCCATCGAGACCACGAAGTAGCAACCACTTAACATTGCCAGCACCACCCAATGCAGAAGCAGGGTCGGAAGCAAGAGTGATTGTGTTTGACGTAGAAGAAACTACTCCCAAAACTACTGAGTTAACAGCATCAGCTTTGGAAATAAAATCATTACGGAAAACAGGAATATCCTGATACATCAACATTGGTTTAGCATTGCCAAGACCTTGTTGTTGAATCATGTACGCATCAGTACCACCGCCAGTGTTACGTAGCAAAGTACGAAGAGTACGGATTTCACGAGCGTTCATCATCATGAAATCTGGTTTAGCACCAGTAACTCGGTCGATTAGATCGTCGAGATCTTCAAGTGTGAAAACTCGGCCTTCAAGACCATTGCGGGCCGATGCAGGATCGTCCTCAACAAGATCAAGAGTCTGAGTGGGCGTACCACCATTATAAAATGGATGGTTAACGTCATCTACGTTACCTTGTTCAGCATCAAGGATGGAAGCCATACCATTGAAGCGATCAGCGATACCGATAGGACCGTTGTTAGCCTGAGTAAGAACTGCAGGGTTGTTTCGGCGAGCGTTAACGATTGCGTTCATATAAATACGAGCAATCTGTTTAGCCTTAGCGGAAATTTGGACCTGAAGTTGGTCATTAGTTTCCGAGAACTGATCTTCGATCTGACCATCAATGATGATGTCAGCGATGATAGCAGCAAGGTTAACGTTTACGCTATTGAAAGTTGCGCCGTTTTGGTACTTGGACTGGTTAAGGTTAGTACCTGGAGAAGCAAAATTAGCGGCAGCTAATTGATTCTCACGAGTGAAGGTGTAAGCTAGCCCTTCAAATACGACGAATGGTAGATATTTAAACCATTCATCAACAGTAACGATGTCAGCGATAATGCCTTCAACCAATAGGTTGTTGGAAAGGGCTGCTGCATCACTTAAAGCAATAACTTGAGCCATTTAAATAAACTCCTTATTATTTCATTCTAAATGCACTATTAGGCTGACCTGAACGAATCTGTTCTAAACCGCTTCTAATTTTAGCACTAGAAGACATTTTTGAGCGTTGTTCTTTGTCAGCTTCTTGTAATCTCTCTTGCGTTGATCTAGCTCCGTCTTTGGCACCAGGGACGCTATGGTTAACAACCACAGTCTTTTCCTCGAACATACCTTTTAACTTCGCTTCATTCAATGCAAGTAGAGCATCTCTAGCATCTCCTGCTCCCCTTACGAGTAGGTTAGCAGTTTCCCGATATTTTTCAGGAATTTTGTTAATTTCTTCTGTAATTCTGGCCTTGTAGACTTCACTTTCGGCGTCACGTTCAGCTTGGTACTGCTTAACAACAGAATCCATATCCTGGATCTTACGTTGCAAATCAGCTTCACGAGCAGCAAACGATGCCTGTAGCTCGGCTAGTCTAGCCTCTCGATGTGCTACTTTTTCTGAAAGATCTCGTTTTTTATCCTCTTGCTCGGCCTTGATTTTATCAAGTTCATCCTGAGCTTTTTTGAGTTTTTCAACTTCTTCTTTCTGTGCGGCAGCACGAGCGTCTTGTTCAGCTCGAATCTTATCAATTTGTTCTTGATATTTAAGTCTAACAGATTTGTTTTCTTCCCTTAGTTTCTTAACCTCTTTCAAGGCACTTTCTTTAGACCAAGAATCAGAATTATTAACGGGTTCAGTTCCGGAAGGCTCTCCTTCACCAGAAGCTGAAATAGGTTCAGCACTAGTCTGAGTAGCCGTGGCAGCATTGGCATTCTCAGTTGGTTTTTGGGCATTGTCTAGAAGGTTTTTGCCTCTGTCCAGCTCACCTGGATTTGAAGCGCTTCGTGACGTTGCTCCTGGCGCAGCATTAGCTGCCCCTTCTGCCGAATCTTTCTTTGCGAATTTTCCTAAAATATCGCTCATTATATACTCCTTAATTAGCTCTACTACTTAAAGATATTATCTATAGCCTTCATCCAACAAATCTCCTTGAGGGGCTGTTGGTTGAGGGCGTCTATTTAACATACTTCCTAACCCATTCTTTTCCATTTGTTTTTGGTATGGGTTCTCGTATCTAGAAGCTGGTGTTTCAGACATTAGTTTGATAGTAACTTCGTACACCAAACCAGGATCAAATGATGTAACAACTGGTTTTAAAAGTTCAAATGGCGATTGATCCTTAATACTTTGCGCCCATTTTGAACTTACCTCTTTGTACCTCTCAAATACTTCATCATAATTTGACGACATTAACACTTCGATGTGTTGCTCATCTTTACGAAGTATAAAAAGAGCATAAGAGGGGACCTTTTTCTCCTCAGTACTCATATTCTCCTCTTATTTTTTTCTGGGATCAGAACCTTGTTTAGAACTATCCGTTGCCTGCTTAGCTCGGTTGTCAATCTTAGGCTTTGCTACATCTCCACCCTTACCATCCTGTTTAGGTTGAGCCGTAACTGTACTTGCCTTACTAGTTCTACTAGTTCCAATACTAGATGTTGCAGAAGATTGTTCAGTAAAGATGCCCGCTTCTTCAAGGATTTTAACCTTTTCAACTTCCATCTTTGCTTGGAATTTTGCTTCTGCTAGCCTATCTTTTTGCCGGTCTTTAATCAATTTATCAATCTCTACATCGCTCATATGAGGATATAGTTTCTTGATAGCATGTCTATCACCCGTATCCAAAATAGACTGTTCCATAATTAGATCCTCTTTTTTAACTTTGGGATCTACTGGAAATTCTGGATCTCTATATGTGATCTCAAGGCTAGCGTTTTCGCTAAACTTTCGATCTCCAGCCTTTGCATGATGAACGTTCCATAACTTTTTAATAGTTTGAAACAATTGTTGTTCACGTTCTTTGAACAGCCGAGCACGTCGGACGTTCTCTTCCATGACTCCAATTTTTTCCATCAACAAAGCGAATCCAGATGATGGCAAGGTTTGCTCATACTTTGGTCTCAAACCATGATTAATTCTAACCATGTCAGAGATTGAATGTATGGCTTTTACCAGACCAACAATATCAGCGGAGGGGTGAGCAAATTTAAAGTCACCTTTTTCCCCAACTGCTACTGCAGTATCGGGACCAAGGCTGAAACCAAGCATATTGGCATCAGCGTTACCATCTCGATAAAGACCAAAACCTGTATCGTAAGTCCTAAATTGACCGCCAGCAGTAATACCAGCAAATCCACTAACGCCTCCATAACGAGACTGAGCAGATCCGCCTTTTAGATTATTGAAATCATCTACTGGTCGTCCTTGGCGTGTGGACGTGGGACGTTCAACGCCTTTAACAACGGGAACTCCGAAAGACTGGAACTTAGCAATATGATTTAGATCAGTAATCCTCATATTCAATGCGTGGTTAGCATAAATAAGAGGTTCATTAATAGGTAAAAAATAATAGTGCGCTGGGTCCATATTAAAAAATGGAATCGCAGGCACTGTACCGTATGGATTGGTAGTTTTATAGCCTTTACTTTGTTCATCCACAACAATGTGTGAATTTGGACTCCAGTAAATTCTATTTAATCTTCCAAGCTCTGTAAGTTCTTTTACTTCTCGGTATTTAAGTCCGTCTCTAGCTTGAGTAGCGTCATTAACGCCATAGCTTGATGGATCTGGAATACCTGAAGCGACTGACGAGCCAAGTGGATTAGAGCCTGAGCCTGCTTCGTTAGCGAAGCCGCCAAACTTGTTACCAAAACCAATTAGTAGTTCAGTAATGTAATATGGAGAAGCTCCATGTTTTAGGTCGTAAATACCACCGTGCATAACATCTAGTTGAACTTTACCACCCTTAGTTTCTTTTACCATCATTCCAGTTTCTGGATCAACAAAAGATACTTTGACTAGTACAGTTCCTAATAGATGACACCAACGGTCAACTTTATCCATAATCATTAAATAACGACTATGGCTCATGATTTCTTCCCAGAGATCCTGGTCTTTCTCTAAAACCTCTCCATCTTCATCAACAACTTGATAAATAGGATCTTGTTGGTAGAGAATAGAAATTCCGTCGATAATCTCTTTTGTGAGATTCGATGGAAGAATTTGCTGTTTCTCAGGGTTACGAAATTGTCTCTGCAAATCCAACCAAACAAACTCATCTTGTCGGCCTTCATAAAAAGCAAGAGCTACTTCTGTAATCCACTGACGGTAATAAACGTCCTCATATAAATAGACGCCAATGGAACTAAGTCCACCTAGCCTACTTATAGGGTGATTTGCTACGCCTAAATTAAATGACATACTTCATCCTCTTCCACTCTTGGAACTGGTTCATTGGCTCTACCAACGAGTATCCCGAAATAGGGTTACTCTGTTAAAAGTAACCCATAATTGGGTTATTAAACTTCAGTTTCGCCTTTTCCACCAGACTTGGGGAGAGGGTAATCTGAACCTTCGTTGACGCCACGGACGCCAACTGGAGCATTCTTCATAGGAAGTGCTCGTTTTTTATGCTCTGGAGCTACTGATTGTGCGCCAAAGTTTGGGGCTTTTGCACCAGACTCTGGAATACGCCATTCAGCTTCAGGAACACTTGGTTGCATACCTGGAGCAGTTGCTGGAGCTTTTGATTGATCTCCAAAATCAGGAGCTTTGCCGCCACCGGCTGGGACTTTATATTTAGCTTCGCCTGGAGCGGGTGACTTTGTACTATTTGGTACGTATGCTTGCGCTTCACGTTTTCTTTCCATGTATTATTCCTCTACAATTTCTTTCTTTTTGCCTTTGTATAGGGTCATCGCCTCGGCAGGTCTGTTATTTTCAAACTTTCCAGTAGCTTCTTTTGCATCAACATCTTTAAGCCCAACGCCAAGAAATCCATTATCTGGATGTTGTTCTTTTGCAGCTTTAAACCAATATTGAGCAGCTTCAGCACGGCTAAGGGCGTATTTACCGTCCATGCCTCTGTTAGCTTCCTGTGGAGGAGAAACCTGTTTCATCCTGTGGTTATGGACCATTTCTGGCATAGCCTTGGGATCAATGGTTGACTGTTTTTGTTTTTTCATTAAATCAATCCTCTCGACTTAAGCCAATCGTATGCAAACTTATTTAAGGCTTTATACCTATCGAAGTTTGTCATTTTGCTATAAGTAGGATGTTCGCTTGCGCCTAAAAACTCTGTGTATATAGCAGCGTACAAAGCGTTGCAAATAGAATCCTTTTTATTAGCAGGAGCTACGATTAAACTTTTGTCTATGATAAATAATTTATTTTGACGGTAAACTACTTGTTTCATTAGACCGCCGCAGCGACCGCTGTTCCTGATCCTGAAATCCAAGTTACTCTAACTAATTTTACCAGATTGGTACTATAAGTAGTAGGAGTACTAGATGCAGTAAAACTTCCATAGAAGTTTTGTCCATCAATACTAAAATCTACAGTTGCAGATAAAGTACCAGTAGTAGTTACCGTAACTTTTTGTGCCACTATACCAAGTTCTAAAATTTGGTTTCCAGTGGCGCTCATAGGATCTGTGGCTAAGGAATCACTATCATTGACTCTCTGCCTAGCTAGGTCTGACTGTTTCTTATTAATATAAGGTTGAGCCATTAATTAACTCCTTGAATCACTGTCATTTTATCTCCACGGTCATGAAACAAGAAAACTAATAGATAACGTAAAGCATCTAATAGCCCTTCGTGTCCTTCGGGAGTCTCCTCGTAATCTTCTTTTAAAACGCCATTCTTTCCTTTTTTGAAAGTGGCTGTACTCAAAGCGTAGATAAGATTCACACAGTTACTATTAATAAAGAGTTTTGGTCTAGTGATCTGTTCTCTATTCTCATCTAACATTGGTCGTCCACGTTCATCAAACTGAGGATAACTCATCCACAGCCTGACCATGTTACAACCAACTTCTCTTTCTTGCTTAAGTCCGACAGGTCTCCGTTTTAATACAGATTCCATGTCATCCCAAGCTGCTCGACCATTCAACTGAACTTGGTCTCCACTAATATCCCCAATAACCTCTGCAAACTTAATATGTCTGCGTACTGATTGTGGAGTATATTCTTTATTCCAAATCTTAAAAGCAGATCGAGTAAGCTCTGCTTCTTTGTCGAGAATTTGCTGGGCTTGCATATAAGTGGTAGTATGAGCAGTAAATCTTTCATCAAAGATAACTACATCTCCATACTTATTCACTTGGGCAAATATAGTACTAGCGGGTTTTGCAAAGTTATAATCTGAAGAAGAAAAGATAGGGCCTTCATCTGGATGCCAAATATAATCAATGACATTAGGATGGGGATGCTTTTCGTCTTTTTCGATTATGAAGCCTGGAAAACAACTATCAGCAACAGCTTCAAAGTCAGCTAAATATTCTTGTTTGAACTTAGTAACCTTGCCTTCTAGAACCGCAGAACGGTAAGCAAGATCAATTTCTTCTTTAGATTTTTCTGGACTTGACGCTAGCAATGGGTTGTCATAACTTGTTCTTTGAAATGACGACCAATCTCTCAGGTCATTTGTAGTGCCAGTTTCTTCGTCGTAAGTGATTTCTAACTTACCACTACGTTGTTTTCTTCCAACGTTACCAAACATGAACATTTTGTAGAAGCTATTTTTTCCACGAGGAGTAGAAATGAAAATAGCCGACCCCTCTTTATCCATAAGAGTGGGTCGAATCATCTGAGTCCAAATATCGTCTAGAGTTGGCGTCAAAGCCGCCTCATCGACAATAACTAAATCATTGGCTTCCCCGGCTAGTGAGTCTGGGTTTTCCATTGATTTAGCTTCAAGTACTGATCCCCAAGGAGTTTCTAAATAATAGTCTCCCTTTTGGTTCCTGGCTCTACCGCCTCCAGGTCTGCCTGGACGAATAATCTGTAGTTGAATAACTAAGATATGATAGAGTTCTCTGAACACCTTTTCAGTTAGCCCGTAGTCAGGAGCAACGATCCATACTCTTCTGTTCATTTGCATTAATACTGCAAGTGCAATCAAACTTGTTAAGAGTGTTTTGCCCCAGCGTCTACCGCAGGCTAAAACTTTAAATCGGGCGGGGTCGGTCAATACTTCTTTATGTCCTGAGTGCAAAGGAACAATGAGCTTACCTTGAGAAGTTCTTACTCTCTTTTGCATCAAATATTGAGCTAGAGCTTCGATGTCTAGATCATGTATTCGTAAAGGTTTACCTTCATTTGTTTCTTCGACTTTAATTGACATAGTTATTTCTCTTCTCGACTCTTTCGATGAAGTATACTATTAATTTCTCTATACGCATCAAGGCTCTTATCTGTAACTTCCATTTTTTCACTATAGTCTCCAGATAGAGTCAGCCAAATTTTAGCTGCTACGTCTGAAGGTTTATTGGGGTCTACAGATCTTTTTCTTAAAGCCTCAATTACTTGTGCTCGTTTTTCAGGGGAGAATAAACTATCTCCTCTTACTTTTTTCCAAACAGCTTCTTCCCAACCTTCTTTCTTAAACCATCCTCTGACGTTCTGAATAGTAGGAATACTATTAATCAATAGTTCCTTTGTTTCCGGTTCGTCTGCGTACCTTGTCTCTATCTCTCTTTTAAGCTCCTCAACCATTTCTGTTACTGGAGGTTGCTTGTTAGGATTGGCGACAATATGTGCAGCGTGAACGTCTTGAAGAATTTCTTGAGTAAGATTCCAATTAGAATTGCCGTTACTAAGAGCTTTAACCGCTTTTTGGGCAGCCAACTTAGCTACGATCTTCTCTTGAACTTCAGGTTTGGGGTTATTGCTGTTATCGTTTTCCATATGTACCTTATTCAGCCTTAGATACCTCTGTATGCTTTGGCTTCTTCTGGTTCTTTTGTTTTGATTCTTCAACCTTAATTTCAGGTTTAGTCACAATAAGAGCCTCTGGGTTCTTAATGAAACTAGTGTTGCACTTCTTATTCATGCAACGCTTTGGCTTTAGGTCTCCCCATTCTTCTCGAATAGAAGTTTCCCAGCCACAATTTTTACAATTGTACTTAATGCGTGACATAATCTCCTCTTCTGAAACACAAAAAGAGGTATTAGTTTGTATAGTTGGAGTGCCTTCCTTTGAGCTTTGAAGCTAAGGGGTGAGAAGGTATCAACCTATAACTAATGAACCTCTACAGTGTGAGTCATTATTCCTATTTTCATCGTATCCGGATTAATGAATAGAACATTCTTTCCATAATCAACAGAATAGAGTACTCTAAATCCTAATCGAGTACATTCTCGTCGGATTAGTTCTAAATTCTTTTCTGGAATTTGATTGCCTTCTTCATCGGTAGTAGGAACTACCTCGAACTGAGAAGTGCCTGCTAAGAAACTAAGAAAAGAATCTTGAAAAGTGTCCAAGTCTCTTCCTAATTGTTCGTATTCGGTGGGGCTAAGTTGCTTTGGCTCCTCTGCAACTTTGGGCTTCTTTTCTGTTTTAGCTTTTTTAGATTTTTTGACTTTGGCCATTGGAGTCTCCTTAGTAACTAGCTATTTTTAAACAGAACTTCTAACGCTTTTGAAGCCTCCTCTTTTTTAACTATCTCTCCTAAATGCCTCAACTTACTTAATGTAATAGCTGTTGTATCTATATAATCTACTATTTGTTCTATATTGTTAAATTCTAGAGCATCAGCAGGATTATCTACTTGCCTCACATTATAACGTAAAATCAATCCGTCTTTATACTTACCAGTAATTTCGTATATCTTATTTGGAGATATTACGTAGTCTCCAACTTCTGGGTCAATCATATAAGACTTTCATTGTATTTTTATTTACGTTTTGTTTCTCTAAAAATCCGGGTCTAACAACTTCCTTCTTGCCTTCATGATCAAACGGATAAATCAATATCTCATTTGGGTGAATTTCCATCACCATGAATAAACCTTTTATGTAACTGCACTTTACTATGTCGGCCAATTTAAAGTCAACAGATTTCTTATTAGGATCGAACGGAGCTATTTTAGTCTTTTTGATTAAATGCTCCATAACCTCATTTACGTAATCGGAAGTTTCTTTAGTCTTTGCCATACAGTACCTTCCATGTTCCAGAAACTGGATACAACAAAGGCTCTCTAACAGTAAGCAACTTACCGTCTACAGGTTCCTTGGGGTCGCTCTTTATCAGCGCTAGGCCGTAAACAAAAGGATTATCCAAGTTCCAATTGGGTGCATATAATTTAATCACCCTGTATAGGTTATCATCATATAACACTATATCACCGATACTGAATTTACTTTCCATAAAGTATCCAAATAGCTTTAATTACGCTTTTATCAGTGATTTCTGTAGCTTCGTGGAAGGGTATCTCTGTTAACTCCAGATTCGTTATAATGGATTTGACTAGGCTATCTTTTAAGGGGACCGCATAAAACACATCTGGCGGGTCAAATCTCTTGTTGTACCCTATACCTAATACAATGAATATGGCGCTTTGCCATAATACGACTCGAAAATTCATAGGGTGATAGCTCCATACCCTATTATAATGTGTATACTAAGTCAACGTTTAGCGAGCCGAAAAAAGTACTTTTGGAGCATTTTGACTAGATAATTTATCTATCTCATCCTCCATAACCCAATTAGTGAGCCTAGTATTCAATAATTTTACCCGTAATCTAGCTATCTTGAAGTTCTTACCAGGAATAATTATGTCAATAATTTCAACTAGTTGTCCTTGCAGGAGAGCAAAATCTCCCTTTTTAAACCTTGTCACTTCCGTATAATACCTTTGATGTTTTTGAATTTGGCACAATTTGTAGCTTTTTCAAATGTAGGCTGTAATTAAATTCTATAACATATCCACTGGCTGTAGATAAGTATATGAAATAACTACATATTTCAGCGCCAAAACTACTATTCATGTGAATCTGAACCTCCAAAACTTCACAAAATTGGCCTTTTTCGATGATATTTCCATTAGCTAGGTGATGTTCGCTGGTAAAAACAACACAATCCCCTACTTTTGGAAAAGGGGCGGTGACATTATTTGTCTCCAAACAATACCTCTACCGCTGGGGGCGCATATATTAGCCTATAATGATTGAATTTATCCATACTTAGCTCTTTTGTGGCTTTACCATAAAGAGACCTAATCCTACACCTAACTTCACCAGTCCCACAATGTTTAAAAGTGGAGACTACTACCCAGTGTATATCAGATCCAATATGTTGAAATACCACGCCTTCGTGGAAAAGTTGCATAAACTTTTGACACTTGGCGTAGTGCTTTTTAATGTAATCGTCGTCCAATAGCTTTTGGAGGTCATCGTAGTTTTTAGGACTCATGTATATAACGTCAGGTTTTAAGCTCATTACTACCTTATGCCAAGAATTTAAACAGGTGTCAACAATTATTTTTAAGAAGGCTTTACAAAAGGTAACCTTTTTGTTAAGTTTTTAGAAGGTTATTAATACAGTTAATCTAGAAAAGAACTGTAATATATAAAAGAGCGTTAATATATAATATATAAAAGAACTAGATCAGGATAATACCTAGAAAAGAACTAAACCATGAACTTTAAAGCTGGCGATATTGTGGTGAGTAATTTGGAGCAACTTTTCTCAGAAGTTGAAGGTTCTCCTTTTAGGCTATGGAAGATCATAGAAGTTCGTAACACAAAAGAATACAAAGATAATCATTGGGAAGTTTATATAACTATGGCGACCCTTGATGGGGCTACTATATCAGAAACCCATCAGTACGCCATAAGGCACGCAACCCCAACCGAAATTATTTTATATAATAATTCTTGACACGCAGCTAGGCTGTAAGTTACTTTTGGAAAAAAGGAGACTTTAATGGAAAACGAAATTAAACGAGTTATTAATGAAATTGTTAACCCTCAATTAGCTTCCCACGGAGGAAGTTGCGAGCTTGTTACCGTTTACGATTCTGTCGCTCTGGTCAGAATGCAAGGCGGTTGCAAAGGTTGCCCAGGCCGACAAATGACTTTTCTTAATGGAATTAAGCCTTTGCTACTTGAAAATTGCGAAGGTTTAATTGACGTAATGCTTGAGCGGTAATGGCTCAAACTGACGCCCAAGTTAATTCTGCTGTCGCTGGTATGTTCTATAGAGGCATAGATGGCTCCGTCTTTATCCTGAAAGCTCTGTCCGGGTTTCAAGGCGGAAAAGCTCATATTTACTTCTTAGAAAATATCAAGACAGGAGATGGGTATAGAATTGACCCTTACGATTTTAAGTATAGCTTCATACTAATACCTAAAGAGGAGCTTAAAACTTTACAAGTGTTATATGGCAATTAGAGTTAAAAATCCAATTCCAAAACCTAAATATAAGATTGGTACTCAATTTAAAAATATTGACACTGAAGAAGAATTTACATTGAAGCGTATGGAATACGACGCTTACGTATTAGTTGATAAAAAGGGTAAAGAAAAAGGGGAGAGCTTGGTTACGCTTGAATATGATTATGAACTTATAGGAGAAAATAATGGCTAAGAAAAGAAGTGATGGAAACGCAGATACCAACGCTGTAAATGAAACAAGTAACGCAGCTAAAAAAGAGCGAGGCTCTCCCTCCGACCGAGGAGAACGAGGCGAGATTGACCACCGTCATCCACGAGCTGACGAAGAATCTTTGAAGAAAAGCGAACACTACGTTAGTTTGAAAGAGATAAAAGAAGACGGAGCTAAGAACGGAGTGAAGCCTCACAAATCCGAAAAAGGAGCTGAAGAAACTGGACCTACAGTTAACAAAAGCGGCAAGTCTGAAAAGAAAGAAAAAGCTCCAAAGAAGGCAGATAAGAAAGAACGTAAACTTAACGACAAGAAACGCCCAGAGCCAACTCCAGAACTAGAAAAGAAAGATCCAGGAGCTAGAGAGGTTTAATATGGGCAAAAAGAAACCTACAAAGAAGCCAACTAAAAAGGCTCCTAAGAAAACTTCAAAGAAAAAAGATAGTAAGCGATTTAGTAAATATACTCCTCCAGCTTCTACTATCGGATACGATAAAATCAACTACGGAGACTAAATGGCTGACGAAGAGGCAGATAAGTTTTTAGAAGGTAAAGTACTTGTAGCTAAAGTTGGAGTACCTCACGAGAAGTTTGTAGAAAAACTTAACGAGGGAATAAAGATAGCTCAGGGGCCGTTAGGCTGGAAAGGCCACGCAGAGCTTTTGCACAAACTTGACGCTATTCCTGAATTGAAGGGACTGACTGTTGAACAAGTCGAGGACGTAATCAAACAATCTTATTTGTCAGGGCTATACGAAGTAGCTGAGTGGATACCTGAAGAAGAGGCAAAGAAACGCCAACAAACCACGGAGACCCTTTATGGCGAGCCCAAAGTTCCAACCGGGGGATAAGATAGTATACGAAAACCCCTACTTCGTCCGGCAACCCTTATCGCCGAGGGCGCAGACCAATGCGCCACCGACCATTTACGTGGTAAGCTCTTTTTCGGCACAAACTGGAACCTATTTTGTTCAAATCCCATATAACAAAGACGCAGCAGGAACTAGACGTTTTACCCAGTTTGACCTGGAAAATAACTTCCGGCTTGCCGACCAATACGAAATAGACCTATACTTCCCTTAAGGAGCAATATGCTAATCCTACAACCAGGCCAAATATTCTTATGCACGTTTAACCAAGCTCTTTATAAACTGGAAGAACAAACTCATATGGGTTCATGGAGCTTTTCTCTAAAGAAGAAAACAGACCCAGATTTTGTATACCAGGCAAAGAAGGCATTAGCTCCAGAAACACTACACTCTTTAATCTACGATTATAAAGTCATGCTTCTTTTTACCCCCACAGTAGAGGCTTTATATGGCGAAATATAACGTAGGCGATAAACTTATGCTTCAGGAAGTTTACATGGACGGAAGGTTTAAAAAGAGGCCAGCTCCAAAGGTGGTAATATCTATAGACGCAACAAGTAATAGGTATTTACTAGCCAACCCAAATGGAACCTTCTACGTGCCAGGAACTGGAGACGGTAACTCACAGAGAGAACAACATTGGTTTACTTTCCAATACGCTGATAATAGTTACCGTTTAGCTACTCAAGATGAAATTGACACTTTCTTTAAACGTACCAATTGATTATTGGATCTAATATGAAAGATTTACATATTGGAGAAATATATATTATAAAAGGGCAAAACAACGAAAGGGACTTACGTCCTGTACGTTATAGAGGCATAGAACATCACGCTTGCCACTACGAAGGAAAGCCTCAACCTTACGTACATTGTTTTGAGTATATAGATAGACTAGAAGAAGATAGTATAGCAGGTTACGTTATAACTCCAGATACTATATTAAAGTTAGAAATTATTAAAGGTAAAGGCTTACAAGTTCTATATGGCCCTTGTACGAAATAAATTAACTAATGAATTAGTAGAATGTACTGAATACGAGGCTCAGATCCTGACGTGCCCGGAGGACTTTAAAACGCTCATTAGGGCCGTCTTAGCCGATAAACGTTATAGCATTACTCCAATACAGATGGGCGAAGATTCAACAGAACTAAAATATACTTTACAAAACTCCTCAGAAGGGGTTAAGGTTAAAGGGATATTGAACGGAGAATACGAAACCCTACCCGACACTGAAGCTAGCAGGATTCTATATGGAACTGGTAAAAGGAGCTGAATACTTGGAGTGGCAAACTGGGATAGTATACAGGCTGTTCAACGTTTCTAAACACGGAACGTGTTGCCAGATTGCTAGCCGTAAGAACGGAGAGGGAGAGTTCATTCCCCATTTCAGCCCCAGCTACTCTAAAGAAGAGATACGTATAAAAGTTACTTCAGGAAATTGGATACCCAATACTCCAGCAGGTAGAGCTTTGTATGGCCACCGATAACTTACCTTACATTAGGTTAGGGCAAGTTTGGATGTTCCCTATTGTTAGGAGCTTTTCTTGGAGCGGAGTTAACGTTGTAGAAGGAGCCTTCGGCTTTTACCAAGTTAAAGAAAAGAACTCTAACGGCATGTGGAAGCTCAAAAGAGTTATGATTACCCCTGAAGAAGAGGGACTAAACGAAGGAAAGACCTTTACAGACCAATTTCACAATAGGTTTATAAAAAGAAACACAATAGTACATTACGGCACCCTTATAGGCGAAAAAGTAGACTTAAATACTTTAAAGGTTTTATACGGCACTAAATGAAAGAGTTTAACTACAAGAAAAAGAATAAGGCTATAGGTAGAGGCAAAAGGTCAGGAATGCCTGACGACCATACCAAAAAACTATATAAGGATAAAAAGACTGGAACTATGTACCATATAACTGAGATGGAAGCCTTTCAAATGAAGATGGGCCTAGACCCTGAAGGTACAGACTTATGGAACGCTAAACTAAAGAAGCCAGTAAACCTAGAAGAAGTAACCCAACTTAGCCCTGCAGCTAAGGTACTATTTAAGGACAATAAAAAATGATTGAATACCTACACCATTACATCGTACACGCTGGGGCCTGGTTTAGCTTCATTATAGCCGCCAACATATGGAAAGACGGCGCACCTAAGACCATGCAAGCCTGCGTTGAGCTGCTCCTTACAGCGAGCCTCCTAAGCAGCGTAGGAGCCATTGGTAGTTCAGTAGCCCACATCCATTATAACCAATATATAAAAGAGGTAGTAGCTAAGTGATCCTTCCTTGCCATTTCCACCACAATTGCGTTAAAGGCCCTCCTGTAACCTGGTTAGAATTGGCTATATGCCTGTCAATACTATTCTTCGTGGTAGGGCTAGTTTGCGCTTTAGAAGCCTGGGAACAACGTAAGTTGAAGAAGGCCCTAAAGAACACTGACCAAAAACCTCCAGAATGGTTTGGAGACCTATAAACATGGCTAGAACTTATACAAGAGCGCATTTTGAGGTTGGAGATATTATCATGTCTGATTGTGATGAGCCTGTAGCTATATTGGAATACGACCCCCTTAAAGGACAATATAAGTTTCAAAGGCTAAATAACCGTCAAATCGAAGTAAATGGTTTATACGGCCTCTACGGAGAGCGCTCTCTAGCCGGTTTTTACAAAATAGGCGTCCATACCGCTATAAAAGCCCTTTTTTAAATTTTTTTAAAAATTTAGATCGTACCTTTTCCCTATAAACCTCATTTAAAGCCTACCCTTGCGGAGATTGTAAACCTTAAGGTTCTTGTAAGTGCTTGAAATCATTAGAATACTACCTTAAAACGTATGTATTTGCCACAAAACTGCATATTTGTATATATTGCTATAACTAAAATGTGAAGTGCCTATTTTTAAATTTTTTAAAATTTTGGGAAAGGTCTGAAAACCCCTGGTGGGGGTCCGGGGGAGGTGACAATTTCTGCCGTATCCCCCTTTGCTACGTCCCACTTTGAGACTATTCAAATTTACTAACAATATCAATATGATACAATAGACCTATTGTTCACTTATGATACATTAGTATTATTTAATAACTACAGTCACCTTAAAGCCTAAACTCTCCAATTGTTTCAGTTGCTTATCACTCATCTTTTTAGTTACTACAGTGATTTTCATATATTCCCCCTTGTTACAATATACTTATCGGCGTCTATTGACTAGACTTTAGTAAAAAATGAAAATTATTTTCTACTATAAGTATATGTAATCACTATATAAACACATAATCCCATAATGGTACACTCAAGCTATATACTCAAGTGTACGATATAGGCTTATATGGACTTATTTATTCAGGTTAGCTTGTCTCGTTTTAATCCACATCTCGACATAGCGATTAACGGACTGAAACGTTACAGGGCGAGTACACAAATGAGACAATGGAATAATCTCATTCTGGTAAAACTTAACAATCCCATTTTGAGAATCGTTCTTAAATTGAGCCAGAGTTTTCCCTGTATCGTGTTGAGACTCAAGTACGTGCTGTACCAAACTGCGACAAGTCTTAAATTGTTTATTAGACATATATTTTCCCCCTTATAGGTGTTTTAGTAACTTCATACTAACCTATAATGCATCTATTAGGCCAGTTTATAGGCAATATATTGGTTATAAGTGTATATAGACTAGACATTAGGTGTAAATATAGGCATTTTTGCTAAAAATGTAGTAGTTAGAGGGGGTTAGAGGTCAATCGTGGTGTGTTTTAAAGTGAGAAAATTGAC